ATACAAACCTACGTACTCCTCACCAAGCACTCGGAGCAAGGGGAGTAAACACCCTGGCCTCTAAGCTCACCATGGCTATCTTACCACCTAACCGCTCATTCGTACGCTGTGTAGTGGACGAAGAGGATTTAGGTGAGATAACCGAGGATACCAAAGGCAAGGTTGAACTTGCAATGGCCAAGATTGAGAGGAAGAACCAGAGGTATGTTGAAGAGCGTCAGCTCTACTCGACACTCCATGAAGGTACAAAGCAGCTATTAGTTGCTGGTAACTTCCTACTCTACGTTGGTGAAAAGGCGTTTAAGTTATATCGCCTGGATAAGTATGTCGTACGCCGTGATGGCATGGGAGCAGTACGTGAGATAATCATCTGTGAGGTGATTACCAAGGATGATATACCAAGGCATCTAAAGGAAGTGGTCACAGGTGAAAACCGAGAACAACTCCCAAGCGATGCAAAACGTGATGAATTCAAACTGTATACACAGATTCTACGTAATGGTAATCACTGGGTAGTCCAACAGGAAATCAACACCACGCCTGACCCTAGAAGTCGATCCACTTATCCACTCGACCGCTGCCCATACATCGCACTCCGTATGATACGTGAGGATGGCGAGAACTATGGTCGTAGTTATGTTGAGGAGTACAGTGGAGACCTACAGTCGTATGAGTCACTAAGCCGTTCACTTAACGAAGGTACTGCCGCCGCAGCTAGGCTGCTGTTCTTAGTACGCCCTAATGCGTCAACTAAGGTGAAGGCGCTTAATGATGCACCTAATGGTGGATTTGTTGTAGGTGATAATGCTGACATAGGCGCACTCCAACTGGAGAAGCAGGCTGACTTCAATACAGCACGTCAGCGTATGGCTGAAATTAGGGACGAGCTATCTGCCGCATTCCTTATGAGCGGGTCACTTACCCGTAATGCGGAGCGTGTAACTGCTACTGAGATACGCGCCATGGCTCAGGAACTGGAAACAGTGTTGGGCGGTGTTTACTCATTACTCGCTGCTGAACTACAGCTACCTATTGCTGAGATAGTTTTAGGCAAACTCCAGCAGACCGGAGAGATGCCTGAATTCCCCAAGGACTCCATCAAGGTAAAGATTCTCACAGGCATGGCTGCGTTGGGCCGCTCACAAGAGCTGGACAACCTACGCCTATTCCTAGAGATCATCGCACCGCTCGGAGAGCAGGCCATCCAAGAGAGCGTAACCCTACGTGAGTTTGTATCGAGAGTTGCTGCCGCTCTGTCCATTGATCCCAGTGGGCTAGTACCTGAGGCGAAGGTGGTTGATGACGCTAAGAAAGAAGCCGAAGCAAAAGAGATGATTCAGACAATGGGTCCAGACGTGATGAAGCTGTTGGCCGGTAATGCGGCTCAAATGTAACGTAACCATGAGAGAGATATTTAATGCCAGAACTTGATCCAGAAAACCTTACCGACCATGAGAAGGAAATGGTAAAGGTTGTAGACCAGGGTGATCCAAAAGACCCCAGCGAAGTGAAGCCGGTAGTGCTTCCAAGCGAAGAGCCTAAAGACGATCCTAAAGACGATCCTAAAGACGATCCTAAAGACGACCCTAAGGACGACCCTAAGGACGACCCTAAGGACGACCCTAAGGACGACCCTAAGGACACCGAAGAAGACGCTGAAGCCATTGCCGCACTCCGAGAGGAGAAGGTGTTTGAAGTAGTTGGCGGTGAAGAGAACTACGATGCTGTAGTTGGATGGGCCTCAGAGAATTTAAGCGAGGAGCAGGTTGAAGTTTACAACCTAGCTGTTACTGAGGGTTCACCTGAGATTGCCGCATTCGCCGTACAAGCATTAGTAGGACTACAAGAGCTTGCTCAAATCAAAGCCCACGGATATCAGGGTGAGGTAACCCTACCCGATGGAGGTCGAGCGGTCCCAGCAGTCACCGGCTATCAGTCTAATGCAGAAATGATGGCCGACATGGCTGACCCTCGCTACCACACCGATGAAGCCTACCGTAACAAAGTAGCACAGAAGCTGGCTAAAGCTTCATTTTAATTAATAGTCCCACATATGGGACTAATTCCAAGGAGTATTTCCACACATGACTTTTCCTGTAGACCAGGCCGTATCCAATCCCGGCCAGGTGAACAACTCTGGTGATAGCCGTGAGCTGTTCCTGAAGGTATTCTCTGGTGAGGTACTAACTACCTTCCACCAGAACAACATTGCACTGGGTCTCACCCGTGTGCGTACCATCAAGTCTGGTAAATCTGCACAGTTTCCAGTACTTGGTACTAACAAAGCAAAGTACCACACCCCCGGCCAGCTCATTGAGGCGGATAAGATTCCGAGCGTTGAGCGTACCGTAACCATCGATGACGTTGCTATCTCGACTGCATTCATTGCAGACATCGATGCTGCTATTTCTCACTATGATGTTCGTGAGCCTTACTCCACTGAGTGTGGTGAGACCCTAGGTGGTCTGGTTGATCGTAACATCTTCCGTATGGTTGCACAGGCCTCATTCATCACTGATGCTACTGCTGCCACCGCTGCTGGTATTAAAGTACCTAGCTCCGGCCAGAAGTATACCGCCAACATCCAGCTTGCCGCCGCAGGTGATGAAGATGATGGTGCTAAGATCGTTAAAGCCATCTTCAAGGCCCGTACTCAGTTGCGTAAGGCAAACATCAAGCAGCGCGCTTGTGTAGTCCTTCCACCTGAGCAGTACGAGGCTCTAGTGAACGTACAGGATACCAACAAGGTGACCTGGATGAACACTGACGTAGGTGGTGTAGGCTCAGCTGCTGACGGTGTTGTTCCTCGTGTTGCTGGTTTGCCAGTATTCGAGTCTAACAACCTCCCTCAGGCTGACGAGTCTCTTGGTACTTCCGATGCAGAGCCACTAGCTGATGCTACTGTTGGTTCCGGTAACGAGGCTAAGTACCGTGGAGATTACTCCAAGGTTGTCGGTCTGGTATTCACCGTTGATGCAGTCGCTACTACCAAGCTGATGGACGTATCTACCTCTTGGGTAGACGAGAAACTGCGTCTCGGTTCTACTGTGCTTGCTACCCAGGCTGTCGGTCACGATATCCTGCGTTTCGAGTGTGCTGTGGCAATCCTGAAAGCTTAAGGATAACAGGCAGTAGTAACCAGCACTTAATGAAAGCCCCTTGGATATTCTGAGGGGCTTTTTTTTCAACTGGGAGTTTTTATGACACACATTTCAGCGGTTACTTCAAAACTTGTCGCAGTTAATATTCTACTGTTGTCCATAGGTGAGGCACCGGTTGGTCAGCTTGATTCTGGTTATGAACGCGCAGACATAGCTGAGAGCGTGATCGAAGAGGTTATGCGTAAGGTACAGCTTATAGGATGGAACTGGAACACTGAGGACAGATACCCTCTCTTACTCAATAGTGACAATGAGATTGTTCTACCCACAAACCTACTTAGACTTGATGCACAGAACAGACGCTACGTCACTCGCGGTACACGCCTGTACGACAAAGTTAATCACACTTATAAATTCACTGGGGATGTATCTGCAACTGTTGTTCTCTTCTTACAGTTTGACGAGTTACCCGAGATTGCTAGGCAGTATATTACCTACGCCGCAGGCCGGGTATACCAAGCTCGTGTAGTGAGTTCCACTGTCTCATATGAGTTCACAAAGGAAGATGAAAACACCGCAGGCCTCGCACTTCAGACGGAAGAGCTTGAGTCAGGTAATTACAGCATCTTTCAGAATACCGAATTAGCACTAACGCTGGATAGGTCTTCCTCGAACATAGTAGGTGACAGCCTTCCAGGATTAATATCAGGAACATTCATCGATGTCTGACCTATATCAACAGACGATTCCAAACTTAATATCAGGGGTATCACAGCAGTCACCAGCTCTTAGACGCAGAACTGAAGCAGAGACTCAAGTTAACTGCTCTAATGATCCTGTAGCAGGTATGGGCAAGAGGCGTAACACAAAGTTACTAGCAGAGATACAAGGTCTCAACACACCTGACCTATATACACAACACACACTGATACGTGACAAGGATGAGCAGTACAAGATGTTTGTCAGGAACGGGGAGGTTAGGGTGTTCAACCTGAAGACCGGGTTTGAATATACCGTTAACTCAACCGAGGACGCACTACAGTACCTAGCGTTAAAGGGAACCACTCCTACGCGCGAGGCGTACCAGATGCTTAACATCATAGATACAACTCTTGTATTGAATAGAACGACACCTGTTCAATACTTACCAGCAGGCGCATCTATGGAGCCTCCACCTTTAACTTCTGAGAGGGTGGAAACATTCTATTTAACCCCGCCACCTACAGGGCCAGCTCAATATGCTTTTTCCATCAATGGCAGTAATTACACTTTACAAGCATCTGGTACTGAAAGCAGCGCCGTGGCTTACGATGTTAGCGTGTTGGTTGATTTTGTGCGTGGGGAGTATCCATTCAACGAAGTAACGCAAACAGCATCCAGTAGCTTTGAAGTTGTA